AATCCTTTTACAGTATGACCTTTTTTATTATAATAATCATATACAGCTTTACCAATACCTTTGGTATGTCCAATAACTAATATCTTATCCAACTTTTCTTCCTTCATATATGTCACACAAATCCCCTGAACTATTAAAAGCATCATTATAATTATTGCGATACTTTATAAAGTCTTTTTTATTGTATACTGTTTCATCATAAAAGTCAAGTAATAAAGTTACTCTTTTTCTTGGATTTTTATTCCATCCGTTGTGTAATTGTTTACCAGGTTGTATAATTACTGAGTTACCATTTTTAAATATATGAGTTTCTTGTTGAGGCCATCCTTCTTCATTTACATAAGTATAATTTATTCCACTATTATCTCCACCACCATCATCAATAGTAAGCTGATATCTCCAACCACCTTCTCTATCTTTATGATTACCAATAGTAGTATTTGGTTTAACAACCATAAATGCACAATTCATTTTGTATGGAAATTTATCTAATATAGAGTATAAAATAGGATAAGTACTTTCTTCCTGTACTTTTCTATCTTCAGAACTTATACCCACTGCATACCATGTACCTTCAACATATGTATCGGCACCATCAGAAAAATCATGTTGATCTAAATAAGTTGGGTTTTTATGATTTTGATATTCTTCAGCTATAGATTTGTAATGAGTTTTAAATATCTCAAAACACGTTTTTTGATAGTTCATTATATAATCTCCTAAGCGTTTAGAGTGTCTATCTTCTCTTTCTCAAACGCTGGTATTTTATCAGTCCAAGTATCAAAATACTCTTCACCTTCATTAAAAAATTCTTCTTGTTCTGCGACTTCAAAGTAATCAGTAAACTCAATATTGTTTATCATAATTCTCTTATTCTCATTACCTAAAGTATACACTATCTGGTCGCCATTGTCAAGTTTAATTCCTTTTTTACTATCTTCTACTCTAACCCATTTGTTGTTTTCTTTTACAGCATGAGATCCAGCAACAAATACACCTTCATAATCATAAAGATCATTTATTAAGAATTTAGCTACAGCATAAACCATACCACCTTCTAATACTCTATCTCCAAGTTCAACATCTTGAATATGTCTAATACTACCATCTTCCATTGTTACAGGTGTACCTTCTAAGAAACAACCTCTTCTACAACCTCTACGACATGGAGGAGCAGGACTATTAACAACAGAAGAAATAAGATCATTTTTATGTTTGAAACTCATAACATCTTGGAACTCTGTTCTTGATTGTGTTAATTCTTCTTGACTAAAGATTGGTTCTCTAGTAGAAAGAATTGTTTCTTGTTGAATTGTTGACAACCCTTGTGCATGATATGTTGCACTTGCAATTGTAGTAAAGTCTGTTGTTGAATTTGTACTACTATCTGTTAATACAAATGGTTTAGCACCAATTCTAAATTTAAGAGTACTTGTATTTGGTATTCTAAATTCACCACTTGCAGTACCAGCTGCATCTGTAAATAAGCTACCACCTAAAGTTCCACCAGAAGGTTTAATAAAAGTTGTTACATCTTCATTATCAAAGAATGCATAAACTCTTGTACTTGGTCTCAATCCTCTTGCAGTAAATTCAATATTCTTAGATCTAATATAAGGTGTTACATTTACATCAACAACTCTATCACCAATTGATTCTTTGTTAATATAAGGAGTAGCTTTAATCTTAATACCAGTCCTTGTCATTCTTTGTTCTACTGATTCATAAGCTAATAACTTTTTATTATCGTATGTATTAACTTGTGTTCTACCACCTGATAATGGAGTAGAAGTTGAATAGTTTCCTAAATCTTCTAATAAGAATTCATCTTTTGATACACTACCTGTTACGATTGTATTCCAATCACCCCATTGAGTACCCCAAGCATCTGTTAATGTTTGCCAATTATCATAATTACCTTCGTGATTAATTACTAGATCAGGTTTAGTTTCTGTATCTACCCAATTATCAAAGTCAGGTGTTAATTCAATTGTACCTACAAAATCATTAAACTCTGCACTAGAAATTCTAAATTCTGTTGATACGAATGGTTGTACTATTAGATCATTTTGATCGTAATCTAATGTTGCAAGAGGTCCTTCGTTAGGTCTCTTAACAATTGATATTGTAGCTGTAAATCCAGATGTTGAACCAGTTACAGTTTCTCCAGCTGTGAATCCTGATCCTGTTTCATTTTCAAGTAATATAATATCTGTATTTGCACCTGTAATATATTTTAATCTTCCTGTTGATCCACTTGTTGATCCTGTTACTGTTTCATTAAATGACATTGATATATCATCAGCTAATTGACTGTTTGACACTTTCATCATTACGTCTCTTGGTCTTCTTATTACATTTGTAGTACCAGAAGTATTTGCAATATAATCAATATTATTAATTTTAAAAGATGGTCTTAAAATTGTTTTATCTGGATCAATAGCAGCTTTATAATCTTCATTGACAACTTCACCAACACCATGACCGGTAAAGTTATCTACTAAGATACCATTTTTAAATCTATCTAATCCAGCAGAATCTAATATTTGTAATGATTGTGAATCTTTTTCTAACATTGATAAAGAAGTATAATATTCTAATCTTGTTACTCTTTGAGCAAGTTGACCAATATCTCTCATAGTAAATCTTCTATTATCCATTGGAGTAAGAGTTACTTGAAGATCTTCTCTTTCATTAATTTTAGCAACAAATGGAGATATTGAAGGATATGGTGGAATATCTAATATAGCAAGAGTCATTTCATCTGATCCAACAGTAGGTGGAATTTTTGCTTCACTTGATATACCAGTTTTTATTACTATTCTTCCATCTTCATTAACAACAATCTTATCTGTTCTACCAAGATATATTTGTAAGTCTTTCAATATATTCTGACCAGTTATTGGTAAAAACTGACCATCACCAGCAACAGTGTACGAAGAACTGTTAGCAGGATTTATTGGAGACGAACTAATGGTTGTTGTAGGATTAGCTGTATTAGCTTTGTTAGGTCTAATATCAATACTATTTCTTAAATTATATTCATCACCAGTTGATGGGTTTGTATAAATTGGAATCTCAAATGTTTTTATAGATGTTATTGAATTTGTACCTTTTGTATCATCTACAGGATAACTATCAACACTAAAATAACCTTGTCCCAATGAAGAACTGTGTTTGAAATGATCAAAATTAACTAATAACTGTCCTGTTGGAGCTGTCTGACCAGCTTTAAGTATGATACTAGCAATATCATAACGACCAGCCTTCATACCACTATCTAATTTGTATCTTGATGTAATATCTGTTGTTCCAGATGTGTTTGCTACAACAACATTAGATGTTGACATATAAACTTTTCTTAATCTAACAGCATCTGTTACTCCTAATGGATATGGTCCATTACCAGTTTTATTAAAATGTGTATTTGGATTAATTCTAACAAACACATTTGCAGATAATGATTTAGCAGCTTCTCTTGCATTCACTTTATTTAAAGTTACAATTGCTGTTGCAGCTAAAGTTGTATTAAGAGTTTCTTTAATATCTAATGCAGCAGCTGTTGTTGAACTAATAGTAAATGTTCTGTCAGCTCCATTGCCACCTGTACCTGTCATTGATAAATCAACTAGTTGACCACTTTCAATAACTTTAGATATAGCATTACCACTTGCAACATTTTGAGCTGCAGTTGGAGTTGTTGTAATAGACATGGCAACATTACTTGTTACAGCATTAACTGTAAATATATTAGATGGTCCTAATCTTACTCTGTCACCAGCTTTTAATAAATTAAATTTTGTTCCTGTTCCTGTAACAGTTGTTGTTGTACTATTAGCTAAAACTGTTCCTAATTGAGTACTTGTTACTTGATTTTTAGCAACTAATGTTACTAAGCTATCTTTTTGTGAAGCACTTAGTGTTCCTGTAGTTGTAAATTGATGATCAGATGCTCCTGTTGCAATTGATGCTGTACCATTTGTAGCAATTGTAATATCAAATGATTTTTTAAATTGAAATGATGTTTCAACACTATTACTATCATCTCTAATAGTTTTAACACCTTTAAATGGTAAACTGTAAACCAATGAATCATTGGTAGGTTCATTTAATGTTGCATTACCAAGGAATGTTGAATTAGCACTTGTTAATACAGCATCAGCTAAGAAGTTTTTACTTGCTCCTGATACTGCATTTGCAATATAAAATGATTTAACATTTGCAAATTGACCTGAAGTTAATTTTATTTCTCCAAGATGTAATTTAAATTGACCACCAGCTGTATCTGTATTACCAGCATGTTGTGATATCATTCTTAATCTTGCTGTACCTATTTGAGATCCAGGAGATGCTGTATTATCAAATGTTTTATTTGTGTGTGATTTTGCAGCAGCATTTCTTAAACTTACCTCTGGTAAATTAGTTGGATCCAATACACCTGATACTTCATTAGCTAAAACAAATTGTCCATAGTTTGGTGTAGTAGAAATTGATTCGTATAATTGTGTATTTGTACCTTTTGCAACATCAACATAAATTGTATCTATATTCTCATAATCATATTCAAAACCTTTTACAAAAGCATGACCACCTTCTATACCAACTGATAATGTATTAGCATCACCGCCTGCAGCTGATGTTTTTAAACCTAAGTTTGTTCCATCAATTAAATTTTCTCTAACATTAAACTTAAATGCTTTTGTTGTATAATGACCACTCTCTTGGAATGTTCTTCTTGCCATTTCTTGACCAAGGTCAGCATAATCTGGTTGTTTAGCTTCTTGAGCTCTTAATCCATTATCTAAATTTAATAACTCAAAGAAACCATTAGATGCTGGTGCATCACCAGTTACTGATAATGGTAATATATTTAATTCTGTTGATAATTTTAATCTATTAGCACCTGGTGCTGTATAGTTATATGAACCTTGAGCAGGATCTAATAATGTTGTATCTGTATTACTTGTTATTATATTTTCATTTACTTTGAAACCAATTCTTTGACTTGGTGTTTCATTATATCTTTCTACTACTATACCAGAATTAGAATGTAAAATAAATTGACCTTTAGCAAATACTAAAGCATCTGATAATTGGAAGAATACACCATTACCTGTTGGTGTATTTGCAGATGAAGCAACTGTTGCATTAGCTGTTCCTGTATTAGCATATACGAATGATAATACTTCACCAGCACTAAATGTTTTTGTTGTTTTATTTGTACCTGAATTTGTATACTTTACATATAACGTGTTTGTATTAGCTGCAGTTTGAACACCTGATACTGTAGCAATAACTTCTGCTGTAACTCCTGTTGTACCACCGGTAACTGTACTACCAACTAATGTTGTCATAGTTAAGGCATTATTACCATTATCTTTATCTGTTATTTTTACAAAAGGAATACCAATTTTTAGTTGTTTAGATCCACCAGAAACAATAGTACCTTCTTTAAATATATGAGCTCCAAATCTTGAAGTTTGTTTTTGTAGTATTGTTTGTAGTTGAGTTAACTCTCTAGCTTGAACTGCTAGACCAGGTCTAAAAAGTATTTGGTGAAAATTCTTTTCTTCATTGTAATCATCATAATACGGATCCACATTTAGATCTGTTGAATACGAAACTGTGTTACTTATATCTGCCATAATTTATCCTAAAAACTAAATATTATCTTAAAATTCTCAATTTGATCTGTTGCTCTTGTAATTGGTAATATATTTTCTGTATATAATACATCACCTTTATAAAAACTCAAGTCCGAATTTGATGCTGGTCGTACCGTTGCAGTCTTACTCGAAGCTGATCCAGTAATAACTTCATTGTTCTGAAACCTTCCCGTTATATTTATCACTCTAAGCGTGCCTGTTGAATTGGCTGAATTTGTATTACTAAAACTAACCACATTACCAGTCGCTCCACTTGTACCACCTGTAATTAATTCATCTTGTGTAAAGTCTCCTGTAGCACCACTCAATGTCAATCTTGTTGTCATATCAAAGTTTCCTGTATTTGCAACAGCACCTGTAGATGTGAGTGGATCTCTAATTAATCCAAATGTTCTTATATCATTTGTAGTTGAAATAGTGTTTGATTCTGTTCCATTAAATTCTGTAGCCAACATTATAAAACTTCCACCTAATTCTTCTCTTGCATTGGATCCATGTCCATTTCTTGGTGAAATATATGGTACTGCAGTTGCTCCTGTACCATAAGTTGTGTTAGCTGAAATTGTTATTGTTGCATTACTATATTTTGATCCTGTACTAATCATTGTAATATAATTTACTGAACTTGCTCCATCTGTAACATTTGCAAATGCAGTTGCTCCTGTACCATCTCCAGCAATAGTTACTTTTGGACTTACAATGTACCTAGAAGTTGTATTTGGTGATGTTGAGAATGCAGTGTTAACTGTTACACTTTTTGATGATCCTGTATATGAAGTTACTTCTCTTATTAATCCTGCACCAAGGCCTGATGAAATATATAAAGTACTTCCAATATAAACACCATCATTTGCACTAGCAGTTGATGCTAATGTCATAACTGTTGAATTACTAACTGTTCCAAATACACCATTTGTTGTTTGATATCCAACTCCACCAGCTGTTACATCAACGACTTGAATAGCTCCATTAACAGCAGCTTGTTGAACAGTAAACTGTCCTGAACTATCATTTGTTGTTACAACTTTTACAGGAAGATAGTCAGCTGTTACATATTTACCAATATCAGCTGTACTAACAGAATACATATACTTCCATTGATATCCATCAGATGTTTGTAGTAAACCTGTACTTGTTCCTGTTGGCATAACTGTTGAGTTTGCACCTTTATTATTAAACAAGCATTTATAAACATTATTATCTGTAGTATAAACATAAAATTGACTAGTATACAAATTAGTATTGGTATTTGTATACTCTGTATAACCAATATTGTTTGCCCAATTGTATCTTCTTATTGCATAAGTTACATCAGTCTCTTGAACTTTTTTTGCAGCAAGCATTTGTTTGTAAATATTGTAATCTTGTTTTTGTACTGTGTCAGTTGGTGTAGATGCAGAAGAATCATTTGCATATGGACTACTTCTTCCAACAAAAACATATAATCTTGAAGGATCAGTTTCACTAAATGATTCTTTAAATTGATCTGCTATATGATATGACAGCCTCTTAGTTGATACAGCTGGCATTAGATTGCTCCAGTATCTTTGATATTAACGTTGCCTTTCATAGCTGCATGACTTTGACAATAATATGTATATGAATTTCTCCCAGATGAAACTATGTCGTGTGGTATTTGCCAATATAAAACTCCTTCTACTTTTCCTTGAGCACTTGCTCCTGTAGTTATTGTACCAGAAGTTGCAACATGGATCAACGTATTTGAAAAAACACTTGAACCAGAATCACCACTTCTTATAGCAAATGGATGAGCTCCACCTAAACCATTTAAGTCAAATGCAATAGTTGTTTCATTTCTTACAGTCAATTCAGGATTATTAAAAGCTGCACCTCCTTTACCAAAACCCATATTAGAAACAATATAAGCATTAGATCCATTTGCAGATATATCATATGTTACTGCTGCACCATAATTTGGTACTGTTGAATAACTTTTACCACTACTGAATATTGAGAACACATTTGCAACTTGAGATCTATCACTAACTAATAGTCTTATTGCTGTGTTAGTAGCTATTAGATTTGTATTAAGNAATGCTACTCCTGAATTTGTATTTGCTAATGCAGCAAGTCCAGCTACATTTGCAACTTGAGCTCTATCAAGTGTAAGTGTTCTTATTGCTGTATTTGTACCTGTAAGATTTGTGTTCAATAATGTAATTCTTGAATTTGTATTTCCTAATGCTGCTAAACCAGCTACGTTTGCTACTGCAGCTTTTGTTGCAATAGATAAATTTGTATTTGCTAATGCTGCGAGGGTTACTACGTTTGCAACTTCAGCTCTTTTTGCAATTGCACTATTTGTATTTGCTAATGCTGCTAATGCAGCAACATTTGCAACTAAGGCAAATGTATTAAATTTTGCTGTTAATGCAGTATTTGCAGCATATGTTGCGACTGCATAAGCATTGGAAACTAATGTTCCTGTATTTGCAGCAATTGTTGTTCCATTTCCTAATGCATTATAAACTTCTGTAAAGTTATCGTTTACTTTATCACCACCGGCCCTGACACTATCACCAGTTCCGTCATTAGCACTTGTTCCTATACCTATTGTTTGTTTAGCCATTATTTGTCTTTCCCTGAAGTTCTAACATATAAACCAAACCATGCTGCACCAGCACCAACTATAATTGATACTAAACCAGCTTGTTGATTTGTAGGTGCTTCTAACATCATAAACCATTGCACCACATCATAAAACATCCAAATATATACACTTATGAATAATCTTGGAAATATTCTCAATCTATCTAAATTTGCTATAAATTTATCCATTCTTTTTCCTTAATCCTATTTATATTAAAACTTGTCAAATGTTGTATTACTTGAATCAAATGTAAGAACTGTACTATCAAATGTTGTGTTACCAGTTGTTAAGTTCACATTACTAACTAATATTGTTGGTGTTGATACAACACTTATTGTTCTTACTTCACCAAACATTTTTGTTCCTGCTGGATGTAGTAAATCATCTACAAATTGCTTATATTTGTTTAATGCATTATTTGATTTAATTACATAACTATAAACTTGATAAAAATAATTATCTTGTAATCTATTATTCCATGATAAAAAGCCTTTTGTATCTGTATACTTTCCTTCATAAGATTTAATACCAGTAATTGATGGTAAACCAGTTACATTTGCAGTAGGAGTTCTTGTAGTATTATCAATAGTTAAAGTATCATATTTGTTAAAGTTGGTTCCACCATCTGTCACTGTGATAGCTTTAACTGCTCCGTCTAAATGTGATGCAGTTATAATAGCATTATTACCTTTAAATGAATTGGGTTGATTTGGATCAGGAATTCTCAATTCTGCAACAGCTGGATTTCTAACTGATACTGAAGGAAGATTAGTATAATTATATCCATATGACGTTTGATAAACAGTATTAATAGATCCAACTGTTGTATTTGTAAAAGCTAAAGCATTTCCAAGTTTACTATTAACATTGGCTGTTGCTAAATTTGCACTTACTGCTCTACTATTAGCACCTAATCTTACAAAAGCTGTATTTGTATTTGAGTTAGTTGTACCTCCAGTTGTGTTTAGTGGTACATTAGCAACTGAAGATATATCATCTCCATCTAATAACAACACTTCTGTATTACTTATTGAATTTACATAAAAAGAAGCTCCAACTCCAACTTGATTTTGTGTAATAGCAACTATATTATTTGATACTGTATATCCAGAACCACCTTCTGTTACTGTAAATTGAACAGCACTAAAGTTATCTGTATCTGAAATAGTTGCTATTGCTGAGTTTACTGAAGTTGGAGATGATATTGATAAGGTATCTCCCAAAACATGACCAGCACCTTTATCAACAATATTTACATTTGTTATTACACCAGTAACATTATAAATTGTTGCATTAACAGTGTTGGCAGTATTTCTAACTAATTCTAAATCTTGAAAAGTACCACTCACATTAGATAAAAATAATTCTCTAACTAAGAATCCAGATTCAACTGTTTGTGTTGATCTTTCTACTTTACCTGTTGCATTACTAACTAATCCTGTTATAGTTTGTCCAAGTAATAATTCTGTATTACTTAATGATGGATCGCCAACTCTTATACTTTGTTCTTTTGAATATCGTCCATCACTTGCTCTAAGTATACTTGCACCTGGATCATATATTTCAACCTCTTCATTATATAAAGCTCTGAACAACAATCTGTAACTTTTCTCACTACCTCTTGACTTATAAAGGTCAGTAGCTCTCTTCATTAATATGTGAGTATTAGCAGCTGTTGTTTGTGGTAAATCTGGAATTAATTCTCTTTTAAGATACTCGATATACTTGTCTATTGAAGAGTCTACATCTTGATAAGCTAAAAGTTTTCTACTTTCGTCTAAAACATTATTACCTTGTTCTAAGAATTCGTAATAACCTTCAACAAAAGATTTAAATAATGGAGCATCTGTTCTGATAAACTCTGGAACTTGAGTGTTTATTAGTGTTGAGACTTTTTTTGAAATAGCCATCAGTACACCAGATTAGTAACACCGCCAGTGGATCCTGTAGATAGAATTGAACTT